ATTGAGGAATACTAAATAATTTTTCACTATATTTGCTTTAGCAATTCATTTCGCAATTTCTTACGAGAATCCTACAAGTCGAAATATCCAATATCTCTAATTGGTATAGCTTTTTTCTAAAATTACACTCAAAAACATTTTTCAATGCTTAAATATTACAGAAATTGTGATGAATTACCGATTTTTAATTTTTATGAAATACTAAAAACTAAGAATTACGCATATCTATATTTAGATTATGATGGTTATGATGATATGGTTGCGAAAGATAATTTTAAAGATGTGTTTCAAGATATTTACGAGGAGTATATTAAATTAATAGGTGATAACACTACTTTAATTTATTATGAGCTTATAAAGGATGTTTTGTATTTAGAAACAAGGTACAAAGTGGCATCTTCTTTAATGAAGAATATGACATCTACACCAATGAATAAAGAAACTCGAAAAGCATATATTGGTGCTTTGAAAAAATGGAGATATAAGATAGATGAAAAAAAGGATTTTGGAGATGAAATGATAAGAGTGGTTAAACAACTAAAAGCAAGTAAAAACGCTTTAAAAATAAAACAAAGTGAGTTAAAAGCTTTACAAGATAAAAACGATAATAGTGAGAATCTCACCTTGACACAGCAAGTAGTAAAACTAGAACAAGCATTAAGTAGAAATAATGTAGACACAAAAAAAACATCCGTAACAAAATGGGTGTATATGATAAAAGAAATAGAAGCAATTAACAAGGCAAACAATAAGCGAAATGGCAAATAGTTATGATAATGTAATGAGGTTAGCCCAAGAAGGGTTAGACCAAATTGATCTAAAGATGCAAAAATTGCATAAAGACATAATTACTAATGCAGAAGCTTTAAATAAAATATTTAGCGATACTGGTGTTAAAAACCTAAAACAACTAAATTCTTTAACTGAAAAATACAACAAACAAACTTTAAAATTAGAGGAAGCACAAAAGAAATTGGCAGATAACGCTATTAAACACCAAACTGCAAAAGAAAGATTGATTGGTGTTGAGTTAGCAAATCAAAAAAAGTTAATTGATATTGAAAACAAAAGAATTGCTCAATCTAAAAAAATACAAACTGAAAAAGAAAAAGAGGTTTCTAAAACAAATAGACAAAAAAACGCTACAGAAGAGTTAAATAGAGCATACATACAATTAGTAAACAAGCAAAAACAAGCAAAAAAAATATTACAAGATTTAATTGTTACTAAAGGAAAAGACAACAAATTAACAAAACAAGCACAAAAAGAGTATAATGCACTTACTAAAAGAGTAAACCAAGCAAATAAAGCAACTTCTAATTTTAGTAAAACAGGTTTGGGTAGCGCTGTTCGTGGATTTAAAAACCTTTTAGGTGCTTTTGGTGTTATTGGTGGTATTCAAATGTTTGCTAATATGACACAAGAGGTTTTTAAAACTGTAAAAAAGTTAGAAAGTCTTGAATTTGCATTGAAAGCTGTTACTAATGGAACAGGAGAATTAATGAGAACGCAAGATTTTTTGTCAAAAATTTCTAATAAATACGGTGCATCAATAGTAGGTACAACAGAAAGGTATATTAAATTTTTAGCTGCGGCAAAACAATCTAATGTTTCTATGAAAGAAACTGAAAATATATTTGGAGTTGTTACAAAAGCAGCAGGTGTTTTAGGTTTAAAAACAGATGAACTAAGTGGTATTTATTTAGCTTTAGAGCAGATGCTTTCTAAAGGAAAGGTAACAACAGAAGAATTAAGAAGGCAATTAGGTGAAAGGCTACCTGGTGCATTTGGTATTATGGCTGATGCTTTAGGAGTAACAACAAGAGAATTAGATAAAATGTTGCGTAAAGGAGAGATTTTATCAAGTGAAGCACTACCTAAATTTGCTGAACAATTAAAAAATATTCCTTATTTAAAAAATGCAAAAGACATTGATACAGTTGTAGCTTCTCAAAATAGATTAAATAATTCTTGGATTGAATTAATACAGAACATAGAGGAGGGGCAAGGGGGTTTATCATCTTTTTTTAAAACATTATTAGATGGAACTACAAGTTTTATTGACGCTTTTAGTAAGTCTGAACAAGCATCTGATAGCTTTGTTGGATTTTTAAGTAATTTAATGAGGTTTTCTCAAGGAATGGGTGTTGTGGTTGAAGGAGAAGCTTTTTTAGCAAAAGCTCAAAAGAAAAGAATTGCTCTTACTAATGAGTTGTCTCAATTAATGAGACGAGATTTAAAAGGTAAAGTTATTGAGTTAGAAATCAATAGAAGAATAAATAATTTAAAAAATTTAACAATAAAACAATTATCAGACGAAATAGCGTTATTAAACGAAAAAGAAAAATTAATTAACGATATTTCTTTAAAGGATAAGACTATTTCTTTAGCTGAATTAGAAAAAATGACTATTGAAGAATTAAGAATAGCATGGGAAAAATTATTTGGTATAAAAAAAGATGAAATTGACACAAGGAGAACTTTAGAAGTTGTAATGAAAGAAATTTCTGATTTACAAGGTCAATTGTCAAAATCAACTAAAGAAGAGGCTAAAGATATATTAAATAAAATAGCTGTTTTAAATCAAGAAAAAAAGGCTTGGGAATTAATTAAAAGCGTAAGAGACAAAGTTTCTGCACTTGATATAGATTCTGTTGGAATGGATGATGGGTTAAGTAAGTATCAAAAAGAACTTTTAAAAGTTTTAGATACAGCTAAGAAAGTTGAGGATATACCAGAATTAATGCCTTTAAGTAAAGAAACACAAGAAAGGCTTAGAAAGTATAAAGAGGAGTTAGCAAACACACTTGTTAAATTTTCTGAATTAGAAGATGCAAAAGCGATATTTACAACATTGACTGAAACCTTTGCAGATGCTTTTGATATTGATATGTCTAAATTTGATTTTCTTTTCGATGGATTGGAAAACAACCTTTCAGATTGGGCAAACTTATCAAAAGAATTAATAGGTAGTGTTTTAGATGCAAGTTTACAACGATATGATATTGAATTACAAACTGCACAAAGAAATAGAGATTTAATAATAAACAATGAATTAGCAACGGAAGAAGCTAAGGAAAATGCAAGGAGAAAGTTTGAAGAAGAAAGACGTAGAATACAAACAGAGAGAGCAAAACAAGAGCGTGAAAATGCTTTAATTAAGATTGCTGTTGATACAGGTGTAGCTATTGTTTCTGCATTGCCAAACATTCCTTTATCAATAGCAGTAGCAGGTATAGGTTTAGCACAAGCAGCAATAGTTGCATCTCAACCATTGCCAGAGTTTGAGCAAGGAACAAATAATGCACCAGAAGGTTGGGCAATAACACAAGAAAAAAGACCTGAACCAATTGTAGATAAAAACGGAAATTTAAAAACAATGGGGAGTTATGGTGGAGATTCCTTAACTTACTTAAATAAAGGAGATAGAGTATTTAAAAATAGAGATGATTTTTTTAAGGAGTTTAATATGGATAATATTAATAAGGCTGTATTTGAAATGAATATGCAAAGCGTTGGTAATACTTTAAAAGAAAAATCAGTTGATAGTTCTTTGTTAAGGGAAATGGGAGGTTTGCGTAAAGATATTGATACAATGGGTAGAAGAATAGAGAAATTAGCTTCAAGACCCGTTAATGTTAAAAATAAAATTGAATTAAAAGACGACAGAGCATATTAGTATGAACAATATTGAACGTAACATAAACGTATTATATCAGCTTTCAAGTAAGCCTTTTGGTTTAGTTAATATACAAGAGCCAAAAGGATATGACAACGATACAAGAAGTTATGAAAGAGATAAAGATAGTAGAGGTTTTACAATTAAAACTGATATTGATTTAGAGTTTTATGGCAATGGCGCAGAATATATATATAGTTTATTTCAGGCTTATGGTATAAATGAAAAATGCTTATTAACAAAATATGAAAGAGACCTTACTTCATTGAGCGAAAGTTTTAAAATACGATATATACAAGAATTAGATTTAGGAACTGTAAAAAGAGATAGTAGAACAGGTAAAGTTACTGTAAATGCAACAGAGGGTGGGTTGTATGATG